GCATTTCGGGATATCAAGGCCACTGAAGTCAAGTTCAACGGACGCGGCAACGATAACTTGATCATACTTAAAACTTACTAAATACTGGGGCAAGGAGCCCCAGAATGGCAGACCAAACACTAGATCCACTTAAGAAACAACTGATTGAATATGTACAGCTACAGCTGGCCAGCGGTATCATTGATATCGAAATGGACCCGGCACACTACGAAGCTGCTTACCAACGCACAATTGGTGTATATCGACAACGCAGTCAAAATGCCTACGAAGAAAGCTACAGCTTTATGCAGCTATTGGACAACGTAAACGAGTATACTTTACCACAAGAAGTCACACAAGTACGTCAGATCTTCCGTCGCACTATCGGTCTTGGCACCGGCGGCAGCGGTTCCAGCTTTGATCCGTTTGGTGCAGCTACCTTGAATGTGTATATGTTAAACTTCAACGGCGGCGCTGGTAGTCTTGCCACATACGACTTCTATCAACAGTATGTTGAATTAGCAGCACGCATGTTCGGCGGTTTCATCAACTACACCTGGAACCCAGTGACCAAAAAGCTACAGTTGATTCGAGACCCAAGAGGAACAGGAGAAACTGTGCTACTTTGGACCTACAACCTACGTCCCGAAATTGTGCTGTTGAGTGACTTCCAGATATCGCAATGGATACGAGACTACATGGTCGCTGCCAGCAAGTACATAATTGGTGAAGCTCGAGAAAAATTTGGTACCATTGCAGGCCCCAATGGTGGCGGTACCTTGAACGGTGCAGCTATGAAAAGCGAAGGGCAAGCAATGATGGATAGATGTATCGAAGACCTAAAATTCTATGTGGATGGATCTCAGCCACTTACATTGGTAATTGGCTAACAACATATAGACACAGCATCATGATTCTGCTATAATAATTTTATGGCAAATTTAATGATCGACCTGGAAACAATCGGTGTAGCACCTGCTGCTACTATTCTAACCATTGCTGCCCAATCTTTTGATCCCTTTGGTTCTGGGTACTACAAACAACATTACTATGCCAGAATTGATTTAGAAAGCCAAGAAAATCGGATTATCGACGAAAGCACATTAAACTGGTGGGCTACTCAACCTGCTACTGCCAGAGACGAAGCATTTGCTGAAGAAGGTAGAGTTCCTCTCGATCAGGCCCTAGACGAGTTAGGAAAACTCATATGGACCAGTAATTTTTTATGGTGTCAAGGACCCACGTTTGATTGCACCATACTGGAACATGCATACAAGAGCTATGGAAAACCTATTCCTTGGCAATATTTCCGAGTGCGTGACAGCCGTACACTTTGCAGCATCTGGCCAGACCGTCCTAAACCCCCGACCACACACCATGCATTAGAAGATTGCCGCCGGCAGATCGATCTGGTGCAAGCGACACTTAGACACTTTGACATTAAGGAACTATCTTGATTATTGGTATTTCGGGCCTGATCGGCAGTGGCAAAGATACAGTAGCTGACTATCTGGCAAACGTGCATGGGTTTCGTAGAGAAAGTTTTGCCGGTACACTCAAAGACGCAGTGGCAGCAGTATTTGGATGGGACCGTATACTATTGGAAGGGCGTACCAAAGCATCCAGGGAATGGCGAGAGCAAGTAGATCCTTGGTGGGCAGCTCGTTTGAACATGCCACACCTGACTCCGCGCTGGGTTTTACAGTACTGGGGCACCGAAGTAATGCGTCGAGGATTCCATGACGACATCTGGATCGCCAGCATTGAAAATAAAATACGAAATCTACAAGATAATGTAGTAATTTCAGATTGCCGTTTTCCCAACGAACTTGCTGCAATTAAATCAGCAGGCGGCCTGGTCATTAGAACAACAAGAGGGCCAGATCCCGACTGGTTCCACGCTGCTGAAATAGTAAATGGTGGACCAACACAGAATTTAAGTTGGGCTAGTAACAAGTCAGTACTAGATAATTATAAGGTGCATGCCAGCGAAACAGCTTGGGCTGGGACTGAGTTTAATTATGTTTTAGACAATAACGGTTCCATGGATGAGCTGTATGCCCAAGTAGATCTTATTGTCAAAAGTCCGGTGTAATATCCCCTGCTCTCCAAGGCAGTTCCAGCCGCACAACTTCTGCAATACAGTTCAAGCAAACTGTTTTTAAGTTGCGGGCTTCGCAATTGTTCAAATCCCCATCCACATGATATACCACTAACTGTGTGTGATGCCGTGCCCGAAACCCACATCTATCACATGTGGGTTTTTTCTTATAGCCAGCTGTGAGCCATCTAGGCCGCGCTGGCTTGATTCTTTTGTCCTGCCTAATACACACAGCACATCGACTGCGATAGTACAGTTTTTCGCGGTGATATCCATTTATGGCAGCGGGATTTTTATTGCAAACCTTGCATAGCGGTCTCATACGACTATTTATCCAGCAGACCTTGATTAAGGCAGCCGTAACTGCCAGAATTTTGAACTATCGAATAAATATCAGTATCCAATTTTAATAAGGAATCACCATGGCACTAGTATCCCCAGGCGTAGAAGTTACAATCATCGACGAATCAAGTTATCTTCCTGCCGCCACCAACTCTGTACCTTATATTCTACTTGCTACTGCCCAGGACAAAATTTCTGGTACTGGCCTAACAGTTGCCCCAGGAACACTGGCAGTCAACGCAGGTAAAGTATATTTAATGACAAGCCAGCGTGATTTAGCGGCTACATTTGGTAATCCATTCTTTTACAAAACATCAAACGGCACACCAATCAACGGCTACGAGCTGAACGAATATGGCTTGTTGGCAGCACACTCGGTATTGGGCATTAGCAATCGTGCCTACATTCAACGTGCAAATATTGATCTGTCAGCACTGACAGCCAGCTTAACTCGCCCAACTGGTGCACCTGATAACGGTACATACTGGTTAGATACTAGTGTTACCAGCTGGGGCATCAACCAGTGGTCATCAACCACAGGATCATTTACAGTAAAAACACCAATTGTGATAACAGACACAGTTGATCTTGAATCGGGTATTCCTGCTGCCAGCATTGGTTCCATTGGTAGTTATGCTGTGGTTGCAACAAACAGCAGCAATCCAGTGTACTTCAAGAACTACACCAACGACTGGGTACTGGTAGGATCAGATGAGTGGAAACTGTCGTGGGCAACTGTACAAGGCACAGAGAGTGTAACTGGTAACGCATTAACCACTGGCAATGTACTAATCATCAACGGTACAACAATAACAGTGGGTGCCACACGTACTCTAGCTGCCTTGGTAACACAAATCAACAACGCAGCTATTACTGGTGTACACGCCAGTGCAGACAGCAGCAACCGTTTCCAACTAGAGTGCGATAGCACAGCTGAAGCTGACGGTTCGTCAGGTGACGGTGGTATCATCAACATTGATCCAACAAGTACAGCCGGCTTGCTGACCACACTTGGCATAACAGCTCAAACATACTATGCTCCAGCACTACAACAAAGCCCTAGCTATACAGTGCCACGTTGGAGAAGCACAGACGATCAACCAAGACCAATTGGTTCTGTATGGAACAAAACAAATGCAGCTAATCTAGGAACCAATATCAGTGTCAAGGAATACAGCACAGGCACTGGCACGTTTATTCCAAAGCTGGCTCCTGTATTCCAAAACGACCAAAGTGCTAATGCTACATTGGATCCGGCAGGTGGTGGTACAAATATTGCAGCAGGTACATTGTACACTCAATATAATGTGAGTCCAGAAGACACAGGTTCTGCTTACAACAACACATTTACATTGAAGGTGTTTGAGAGACTGATACAAGATGCAACTATTATCACTGGCGATGACACCACACCAACCTTTGTTGTTGGCAATACATTTACAATTCAAACCAGCACAGCTGGCAGCACCACACTAACTAACGCAGTTACAGCTACTATTGGTGGAACAGGTACCGCAGCTGATTTCTGTGCTGCTGTTTCTGCTGCCAACGTTGCTAGAGTTAGTGCCACAGTCAATGCAGCCGGCTCGATTGTGTTTACACAAAGCCAAGGCGGTGTTATTGTTTTAAAAGATACCACAGGAACTCCAGTTGCTGCTGCTGGTATCAATACCTCAGTTGACGGTGTCCGAGAAGCCGGCGAAGATGCAGGCTTAATCTTGTCAAATTGGGTAGCATTGACATACACAGCTAGTGCTGTTTCTCCTGATCAAAATCCTGCCAGCGGAACTTACTGGTATTATTCAGCTACAAACCAAGCTGACATCATGATCAACAATGGTACTGCCTG